GTCCAGCTGCGACCCATACCAGATAGAGGCACCGTGTTAGGGATCAGCGCGAGCGCGTCATTTATGACAGGTTTTGCGACATTGCGGAAGTCTTTTGCGATTTGGTTACGAAGCCCGGGTTCTACAGAGTTGAGCTGCTTGATTGCGTCTTTTAGACCGTAGACCTCGATCTTGGTGTTAAGTCCGTCAGCCATGTCACCTCTTTTTGTTTTGTTTTTCTAGCACTGCGACAATGGTACTTAGGTCTCGCGTGTCGAAGGTGTCAGCGTAGAAAGTGGGAGCCCACCCTGTCGCGACTACAAGTTCGGCGAGTTGTCGCCTGTAGCCGCGTCCGTAGGGTTTGGGTCTGTTGAGTCCTCTACGCCAATCTCAACATCTGGATTCTGTTTTAACCATTCGCGCCAAGTAGCAGGAAGAGTCTCGCCTTTGATGCCGAGCATGATGTACGCCCAGCAAGCCATATCGGATGCACCGATTCCGCGTCCGTCGGAAACTCGACGATTTTCTAAGCGTTCCCATTCGGAGATCGCGAAGAGGTTTGTGATAAGTAATTCTTTTTTGTCTCCGCGTGTAAGCGTGAGTTTGATCTTCATTGTGTTTCCTTTCGTCGGGCCAAGGAAGGCCGAAGATTATGGGTTGGTAGTGTCAGCGGAGAAGACGCCACCCATGAGAGTGATGTCAATCGATTGCAGCTCACCGAGCGAAGCCGAGATCACTGGGAGCGTCTCGAGATAGCAGTTGGTGAGTGTGAAGCCCGGGTTGGTTGCCGAGTCCACTGCCGAAGTTGGTTTGACAATGACAGTTGTCTTGGTGCCGACGAGTGGAGCAAGAGTTGCATAAGTGGCGCTTGCTTCGTAGCTCAAAAACAGGGTCAGGGTACATTCATTATCCTCAAGGCCAGCCGTGAAAGTGTTTGAAGTATTTCCGAAGACCGTGTCATTCAGGGCCGTGACAGTGCGATTTAAGGTGGCGCTTGTGCACCAGCCCGTCAGCGCGGTGCCGCCCAATGTAACTGTCGGATTTGAGAGGATAGTACTTGTAGCCATGATGATTACTCCTTGGAAGTGTTGGTTTTAGTTTGACACATAATGAGACCGAGAGTGTGGATTAGGCAGTCTGCACGACAGTTGAGACCGACAGCTCATAAGCAGGAAGCACCGAGCCACCGATATCTAGGTTTGTAGGGCGTCCAGAGACCACGCCGATATTGAGTGCGTAGATTTGGGCGAGGATATTGAGCAGGCTTTTTTGGGCGTCAAGGTTGCCCGGGCCGAGCGTGATGATTTGGAGTGTGAAGTTAAGTTTTGCGACATTGTAGTTGTAGCCGTCTATTGAGTCGATATTGACGAAGACGGAAGGTGGAGAGATGTTGCGTGGATCATTATTTACTTGGAGCCCTACGACCGTTGAGAGCTTTGCAACTAGATCGTCGTAGCCTTCGTTGAATAGATCCGTGTAGTTAGGTACAGCCATTAGGCAACCTGCGGACGATCAATTCCTAGCAACTGGCGGATCATTCCGTTCAGACCCATAACTGGAGTTACGCCCATGTTTTGGAATGAAGCAAATTGATCAACCGATCCACGCTGGCGATACAAGGCGCCGCCGTACATTTGGGTTCCTAGAAAGACATCTTGTGAAGGGACAGTCGTAAGCGAGTCCACATAGCCTGCTTCCATTCGGCGTCTCCAGCAAAACTGTGAAGCAGCTGCGGCGCACACTGTAAGGAAGGCGGCGTCAGCTGCAGTAGCTGTGCCGATGCCCAGCCAGTCCTCAATGTTTGCTGCAGTGACCCAAGTGCAAGTCTGCGTAATAGTCAGCGTGCCAGTAGCGGCAGTGCGAGCAACATCATCGGCGGTCTTCGCAAAGAGCACCTGATTAGCGATTGGGTAATTGACATCGTAAATGAGATCGCCTTCGGTATCAATGCCGACATAAAGGTATTGCGGTAATGCGCGAACTGTGTAAGTTCCGTTGAAGGTTGCGTCTACTCCAGCGATAACGACACTTGCGCCGAGTTCAATTTCTGCATCGGTGAGAAGTTGAACTACGGCGTAGTTGTCTATGAGGTATTTCTGTGTAACTGTGTAGACAGCCATGAGCGGATGCTCCGCTCTCGACTAGGCGATCGTGATTGCTTGGATAAAGCTGGACTTGGCAACAAATGTTGCAAAGTACTGATGGATCGAGAGTGTGCGACCGAGTGTCGATGGGTTCTCGAAGCTCTGCAATGAAGCGCCAGATTCGTAAATCTCAAAGCCCGGTGCGTACACAACGAGCATGGTTCCTGATGCGAAGTTGTTATCAACAACAAGCGACAAGCCCATGACATCCATCATGTTGTAGCCAAGACCGCCTACGCGACCAAGAGCGTTCTGTCCGAGTACGCCGTTTGTGGTGTAACCAAGGACAGGTCGTTTTGATCCGTCAAGCTGACTGCCCAATTTTTCCCAGACATCGGGACTGACGCAAAGATGAGTTGGGAAGAAGTTGCTGTCTTCTGTGATTTCGCGCGCTGCGTCATAGAGCGAGCTGATCAAAGATGATGGATCATTAGCGGTCACTGTCCATGTTGATCCTGATGCTGTCTTGCCTGCGACAAGTGCGTCGGCTGCGATGTCGTCAGTTTTGATGAGCACTTCGCCAGCAAGGTCATTCAATACAAGCTGGAGGGCGCTTGGGTCTGTGAAGTCAATGTCTTGAATTGACAGTGTTACTTGACCTGCAACAGTTGATTTTGTAACTGTGTTTGCAGCGATAACCATTGTGGTTGCCGATACTGCGTCAAGCTGATTGCTCTGCAAAGCCGCTGAGGTATGTGTCGTAATGGTAGGTCTCACGAATTGACGCGAAGTTGTCGAAGGCATCGCCCTTGCGCCAAATGCACTGACTACTGGGCGCACAAAGTTTAGATCTTGGAAGAGAGGTCCGAGCACGGGAATGTTCAAGAGGCCCGGGGTGTCGCCCGTAACGATGTCGCCAGCTGCTGCTTGCAGTGCTGTTTGACCGCGGCGCTGTGCTTGCTTAAATGCGTCGCTTACTTTGTTGTAAGTGTCTCCGCCGATGTGATATGCAGCGAGCACTTCCGCAGCCGAAGGCATAGCGAATTCGCGTTTTGGCTGTGCTGGAATTGAAAGTGTTGGGATGCTTGCTTCGATTGCTGGGACTGTTGCTTCGGACATGGTTTCGTTCTCCTGTGTAGGTTCTGTTTCTATGTTACTTATTTCTTCGTCTTCGTGGTGGATACTCGCTGCGATGTCTGTGATGATCGCTCCAGCGAATGCAGGAACTGGCACCATAGACAACTCAATCCAGTCGGCTTCTAGGACTGTGATTGATCCGTCTTTGTTTGCTCGAGTTTTAGTTGGGTTTACTCCGACCGATACGGAGTCCAGGACGCCGTCAAGGGCGAGCTGCAAAGCGTCGTCGCCTTGTGCGGTCTTGCTAATTCTTGCGGTAAACATCATGCCTTCTTCATCGTCGTATCTGGCCGTGACAATGCCAATGGCGCTCTCGCTTGAATGATTGAGGAATAGGCGTGGGGCTTTGCCGTCTACTGGCAGGCTTCCGCGCTCAAAGATGACTTCTGTGCCGTCGGAGACGGTCGCTGCGACGCCGTAAGGGACTGCGATGCCTGTGATAGTTCTGGTTGGTGTGCCGTCGCTGGCGGCTGCGTCAATGCTGACGCTTTGAGCTGTAAGTCTGATCATCGGTTTGCTAACTCCTCTTGAGTGTTTTCTTGGATTGGTTCTTCGGCTTTGTCTGCTAAATAGTTTTCTTCTAAATATTGTTCGGCATCAAATTCAACCATCGTGCCATTAGGCAAAATGTTGTTCATGCTAAACGCTTCTGCGATTGCTTCGGCGTAAAGTTTGACGCCAAAAATGTAAAGGTCTGCGCGCGCTTGCTGTGATGACTGGTAGCTGTACGACCCAGTTGATACGCCAACTAAGTACGGTGGCACATTGCCAAGACGCGCCATTTCTAATGCGGAATAGTTAGCGGACTCGATCAGGAGCATCTTGTCTGGCGACATTGTCGTTGGTTCGTAAGTTAAAAATTCGTTCAAAGCGGCGGTCTGATTAGTTGCTCGAGCAGCATTAAACGCGGTAGCCAAGTCTGCAAGTTCCTGCGCTGAAAGGGGCTCCCCTCCATTTTGACGAAGGATTCCAGCCGGAATTGAGCTGCTCGCGTTCCTATTGCGCGCGGCTTCAATCTTAAGCGCGGTTTCTACAGCGGAGACACTTGTGTAAACAAGTCCTGTTGTCGGTGACAAGATTTGCAAAAGATCGCGCGTGTCTAGTTCTACGCCGTTGAAGTAGACCTGATTACTTGGTGCAAACCAGACGGGACCTGTCTGATCGGTAGTGGTGATTGATCCGACTGGGAGCCTTTGGAAGGAATTTGGAAAGCCATCAGCCGTCCTCGAAGTGATGTGAATTATGCTTCTACCAAACATATAGAGATCATCAAAAACCCACGAATAGAAGTGGGCGTAGGTGTTTTGTGGATCTGGTTGGCGCATCCATGATCGAGGTGCGATGTAGTTTTTGACCATGCGCTCGCCGTCCCAGCTCATGTTGTAGGCGCGCAATGGCATACATCCGATGACCGATGCAAGCAAATCTCGGCACCTAGAGACCGCTGGAATGGTCATTAGCAAATTACGCTGTTCACCTTCGCGCCAAGAATAATACTGGTTGAAGATGTTGCCAACATTGTTTTGATTGCCGTAAATGTTTGCTCCTGCGGCTGCGGCTTTGGCAGGCGGTGGGCTAATAGCAGCCTTGTTTACTTTGCGATCAAAGATTCCCATAGCACAAGATTACACATTGCGCTTGGATTGTGGTGGCACTCGCCTAGTCATTTGCGGTATCCCGACGACAGGCAAGCAAGTAAGCGAGTGCCAAGAAGATGTTACTGATTAACAGTGACCAGCATCGGCTTCTGGGAGTTTCCTGGTCGTGCAGCTGCCGCCGCTCCCCAGATCATCGTCCGACATAGCTCGATGGGCCCGGCTGACTTTTGCGAGCTGACTGCTATGGAGCCCTGCGTTCTGACCATTACCGCTCGGCAGACATGTTCGGCGAGCATTGCTTCGCCAGTGTGCACGATGCGTCCTTCGGTAATCATGTTTCTTACTATGGGGGTGTATTGCAGTATTTCTTTGTAGCCCATTACGACGCGCCGACGCTCGAAGACTGGTGGACAGTGGGCGTCGATGGTAGGCGAGAAGATGAACTTGATTGCAGGATCAGCCGCCGCCAATGCTCCTACATGAGCCCAAAGTTCTTTAGCGGTTTCGGCAGTGAAGGCAACCGAGACACAAATACGACCGTCGCCGAGTGCGACCGACTTAGTTGCAAAGTAGCGCGACTCGTCCATTGATGCCTCGATCGAGATGACGCCGCCAGCTGGGATTAGGCCGTTGTATTCAAGGTCAGGCCATAGGTGAGTTTGGATCCAAGACTGGGTTGAAGCGATCCACATGTTGCAGCTGCTTCTTAAGAAATTTGCACGGTCTGGATCTTGTGACTCGGCGCGCAAAGTCTCGATCCGAAGCGTGTGCCCGATCGCAGGGTTTGCCCAAAGCCAAGACGACTCAAGCATTGGATCTAGTGCTGGGGGAATTGACCATTCTGCAAAGTAGAAGTTAGAAGGTTGCTTCCTGTCAATTAGTCGCAGCGCGTTCTCTCTGAATCTGATAAAGGCGGCGCTCGACTCGGTGCCAGCTGTGCTCGCCATCAACAGCAAAGGAGATCGGCGCGCGCGTTGCGTTGGCGTTAATCCAGCCATAGCCAGTTCAGAAACATCGAACAGCTCATCAACTATTGCCAAATCTACCGACATGCCGTGTCCGACCGAAGGGTTTGCGGCGCGTACCATCCAGCGCGATCCGTCTGGCATCGTCGCAGAGTTCCGTCCAAAGGTCTTATATATTTTTGCGCCGAAACGATTCTCAAGAATTGGTGCAAGTTCCTCAAACAGCATTGTAGAAAGTGACAAAGTGTGAGCCGTAGACAAGACTGTTTGTTTGGTGCCCCGGATCTTCGGCATCTCGAGCAACCAAAACAGGATGACGCATTGTAATAATACGGACTTGCCGCACTGTCGAGCCACCGATAACAAGCCAGATCGGTGCACAAGATCATCTTCTCCGTCTGGAGCATGGGTGAAAGATAGAAGGTTTTCTAAATAGTGCATCTGCCAAGGCATGAGCTCTATACCAAGATGCTCCAAAGCTATGTCCCCCACAAGTCCAGCCCATGAGCCGTCGCAGTCTGGCACGATCGTCTCGAGTCTTGGCTGGTCGTGGTTGATCTTGGCTGGTTCAGGCTGGTCAGGGCTAATCGGGAGACACGATTGGATGGGGCTCGGGGGCGTTTCTATCTTGTATAAAAAACCGTTATTACGATTCTGTATTCGTGTTGCTGTTTTTTTGTTTACTTGTATTGCTCCGCGCCTTGAGTTGCACGGTTTACATGCAGGTACATAGCCATCGTCTATTGTCCCGCCTTCGTCAGTGGGAACGAGGTGATCTAACTCTGTTGCTTTCGCGCGCTTGCACCAATGGCATGTGGGTTCGTCTCGGAGTAGTTCGGCCCTTGCTACTTTGTAGCGTTTGGTGTCGTACTCTGTTTGTTCGCGTGCCATGTTCTAAGACCTACTAGCGCGCGCTGTCGCGCTTGCTCTCAAGTTGCTGTGAGTGTGTTGCATGTCGGGCTCGAGTCTGTTGGGTTTGTTTGTGGTATGTCATCTCTAAGCGTAATGCAAGACAGAGTGATGATGCTCTACCCATCGGGCTGCCTCAATCCGATTACCTTGCACATCTAGTCGATTATGTTTACGACTCGCCTCGACGCTTTGCTTGTCACATTTCGTGTTACATGTTTCAAGGCGCGCCGATCTAACCAAGTTCCCTTGGATTAGCCCCGCATCACGCGAACGATGTACAGCCCTGCTACTAGCCAGTTGTAAAGAGTGTCAGTTGGTCTACCTGTCGAGCTTCTGGTCTTATGTTTTGATCCTTGTGATGATCGCCTAAATAGTTTCTGAAGGCGTGACAACAATGGCACACTA